CGACAAGACACCGGGGACGTTCTCCCATACCAGCCACTCGGGGCGATAGCGTTTAGCAATTGCGCCGTAGGTAAGCATGAGGTTGCCACGCGGGTCTGCCAGTCCTTTTCGCAGTCCTGCGACGCTAAAGGATTGGCAAGGGGTTCCTCCCACAAGAAGGTTGATTGGTTCATCAGGCCATGCCTCGTATTGGGTCATGTCCCCATAGTTAGGGACGGTGGGGTAATGGTGTTTGAGTACGGCAGACGGGAAAGGCTCTATTTCGCTATACCAGGCGGCTTGCCATCCCAACGGATGCCACGCCACAGTAGCCGCCTCTACGCCGCTGCAAACGCTTCCGTAACGCACTAACGGGGACGGGCGACTTTGCCCGCCTCATACTGCCAACGTCTCGCGTCAGGAACTTTGCCTGCCTTGACCCATTGCTGCACCGCTGCTCGCGTAACCCCGAAAGCCTTGGCAACAGCATATTGGGAGCCGTATTGCTTGATCAGTTGTTGCGGTTTCATGGGAGGGGAGGATAGGGGGGTTGACATGGCTTGTCAAGGTAACTATCCTATGCCTCGTTGATTAACAAACCACAGACAGGAGCAATAGATATGCCACGCAAAGACACATTCCACGGTTTCGGTACGTTCTACGCCCTCGGCAACAAGTTTGAGGTGCGCGTGGAGTACACGCAGGATTTAGATGGCGGCATCATCCTTGAGGCTGCCGACCTGATCGGCATCTTCCTTGACAACGACAAGGCCGCGTCATCGCTGAACCACGACATCAAGCTAAACATTTGCGACCTCGGTGCAGATGCCATCTTTGAGCTTGAGGAGATTGCCACCAACGACGCGCTGATGAACGGCCCTTATGGGGAGGATTATTAATGAGCCGCTGGTTACCTCAAGCCATCTTGCTTGTAGTGCTATACGCCACAGCAGCCATTCTTGACCCGTGCGGCGACGGTGGCTGCACCCCGGCAGAAGAGCGAGCCAGCCATGCACGATGACGATATGACTTGGTGGCATCACCAAGACCAATTGATGCAAGAACTGGAAGAACAAGAACGCATAGAAGCCTGTAACAAGGCACTAGCAGAACTGAAGGAGCAAGAAGATGCAGAGTGAAACCATAGGCGCATTGGCCGCCGCGTTAAGCAAAGCCCAAGCCGACATTACGGGTGCGCTAAAAGACAGCAGCAACCCGTTCTTTAAGTCCAAGTACGCTGACCTCGCGTCATGCTGGGACGCCTGCCGTAAGCAGTTAGCCGCTAACGGTTTGTCGGTGATCCAGACCACGCAGATGACCGAGCAAGGTTTGATGCTGGTAACGACGTTGGCTCACGCCTCGGGCGAGTGGATCGCAGGACAGATGCCGGTGCTGACCAAGGACGCCAGCCCGCAGGGGCAAGGCTCTGGCATCACTTATGCCCGCCGTTACGCATTAGCGGCCATTGTGGGGCTTGCACAGGTGGACGATGACGCAGAGGCGGCTCAAGGCCGCAAGGGCTTCACGAACGATCCTAGGGGCGATATGGGTAAAGATATTGACCCCGCCGAACGAGACTTGTTTGTAAAAAAGTTTCGCGCTGCGTTTGACCTAGACGCCGAGGAGAAGGACATCGCGCTGGCGGTGTTGGGCGTCCATGACCAAATCAACAGCGACCATGAGCTTTACATCGCCGTAGCCGACGCTATGACAACCAAGGAACGGTCAGCAATCAAGAAATACATTCAAATAGCAAAGGAGCAGAACCGTGCCTGATTACGATCCGAACATGAAAGGCGTTTTATTCCGTAATGACAAATCTGGGAATGAAAAGCGACCTGACTACCGTGGCTCGGCGGTCATCAATAACGTGGATTACAACCTGTCGGCTTGGATCAAGTCGAGCCAAAAGACGGGCGATAAGTACATGAGCATTAAGATTGAGCCGAAGGGCGAGGGCAAGCTGGCTCGTACTGGCGAACCACAACGCCAGCCGACGAAGAAGCCGCAGATTACCGAGAAGAATTGGGATGACCTTGATACCCCCTTCTGAGTTGCGAGTGTTCATCGGCTGGGATAGCCGCGAGGACATCGCTTATCAGGTGTGCCGTAGGTCAATCCTGCGGCATACCTCAATCCCGGTAGACATCAAGCCTATTGTGCAGTCAGAACTTCGGAGTCGTGGCTTGTATACGCGAGAGGCTGATCCGCTGTCGTCTACGGAGTTTTCCTTTACCCGGTTCCTGACGCCGTATCTCGCCGGATACACCGGCTGGGCGGTATTTGTGGATTGCGATTTTCTTTTCCGGGGGGACATTGCGGGACTGATGGATTACGCCGACGGGGCAAAAGCCTGCTTTCTTGTAAAGCACGACTACCGGCCTACTGAAACCGTCAAGATGGACAACCGCGCGCAACATCTGTATCCCAAAAAAAATTGGTCTAGCTTCATGTTTATCAACTGCGGCCACGAACAAGTCAAGAGCCTAACGCCCGAGGTGGTCAACACGCAGACGGGTATGTATCTGCACCGATTTCAATGGCTTACAGACGATGCTATTGGGGAATTACCGATAGCGTGGAACTACCTTGAAGGGTGGCATACGAAGGATGACTGCCCGAACCCCATAGCGGTGCATTTCACCCGTGGCGGCCCGTGGTTTGCCGATTGGACAGATGTGGAGTACGGCAAGGAGTGGATGCGTGAAGCGCATATTTCCTAACGGCACGACGCCAGAGCAAATAGCGGTTGCCGTAACGCGCATGACGCAAGGGTTAGACCCTCGCCGCGTGTGGTCGGTTGAAGTAACCGAGTGGAAGAAGCCTAAAACCAATCAGCAGTCGCGGTATCTCTTTGGGGTGGTCTATCCCATGATCATGGAGGCGGCGGGCGAGAGCTTAAGAGGTTTCACGCGAGAGGATATTCACGAATGGCTGTTAGGCGAAATTTGGGGGTGGGAGACACTAGAGGGGTTTGGCAGAAAGCGTTTGCGGCCACTTAAACGTACATCGCGCATGACCAAAGAAGAATTCACAGAATATCTGTACGGTATAGAAAACAAGTGCATTGAGCTGGGCATTGGCCCACTACCGGAGCCTCTGCATGAACCTACGGAATGAAGCAAAAGGGCGTGGATGCATGGTGCGATTACCTGACATCTGCAATCACAACAGCGAAACAACTGTGTTGGCGCATATACGCCTATCAGGAGTTAGCGGCATGGGGCTGAAGGCAGACGATCTGCTGGGTGCGTGGGCGTGTAGCGCTTGCCACGACGCGATAGACCGCCGTTTCCGCACCGACCTTGACCGCGATTATGTGCGCCTTGCTCACCTTGAGGGCATGGTGCGAACCATTTCACAACTACGCAAAGAGGGATTGATATGACAGTTGAAGAATTGAATAAAATTTTGAATACCGCATATGAAGCTAAATTTGTATTAGCGGGAGACGCATCGCATTGGGCTTGCACCGATTACGAAATAATTAAATTCGCCGCAATGATTGCCGCAGCCGAGCGGGAAGCGTGTGCGAAATTGTGCGATGAAATAGCAGAGCGCAATAAAAGAACAGATGCTCACACGGGATGGGTTTTAGGCAATGCGGAGTGCGCCGAAGCTATCCGTGCGAGGGGTGCATGACGTTCCTTGTAGACACGCCTTACGTTACCGCTTACGTCCGTAATGAATTCCTATTTGACGAGAAAAGCGGGCATGGGGAATTTTCGCCATGCACGGTCTTTGGCTTCCGAAGCGAGCCAGCCCGAGTACCCATGTTCCAAGTCATGCTGGAGTGCGGCGCACAATGGGCGAGAGTCCCTATCCACATGATCTGCTCTAAGCCGTGCGACCCGCTGCCGTTAGAGGTATGCGTGTGGTGGGACAGTTTTAGCCGACATTGCACGGTTCACGAATTCAGTTTCCTACGCAATCACGCCGTGGATTGCATGGGACGAGACAAGAAGATACGACACGGCAACTACCTGTTTACCGTCGATTGGTGCAACGGGGGATGGGCAGAAGTCCCCGATCAGCACAAAAACCACCACATCATCGTAGAGGAATCAGGACAATGGTTAGCGTATCCGAACAACAGATTGATATGGAAGGACGACAGTTGGATAAAGACCGAGTTGCCCTTGCCACGCTGGAACTCACCATCCAAGACGTATTCAGCCGAGTTTTCGGCACAAGTGACTACAAGCTCTTTCGCCCCGACAGCCCAGACACCAGTAAAGCAGCGGCACGATCTATAGACACCAGCCGACTAGAGCAGCTCGTTTATGAAACTATTAAGGGCTACGGTGCGGCAGGCTGCATTAGCGACGATGTTAGAGCCACCCATCCAACCCTTGCTTACAGCAGCGTTACGGCGCGGTTTAAGGCGCTGGCTGAAAAGGGATTGATACGGTACGACGGCAGCCGCAAAGGCGCTTCTGGACGCTCACAGCGCGTTATGGTGGCCGTATGAAATGGATTATCGACCTGTTCCGCAAGCTCAAGGCTAACCGTGACCGTGAATGGCGCTCTGTGCCAGCCCCTAACTGGCGCTGCTCTCGGGGAGGGCGCGATATATGGTGAAAGACGATATAAGCCCGCCGGGAGCGTGGAAGGAGGAGATGGAGCGCATCCCTTGGGGGTATGGTCAGAAACAGGGCGACAGGCTCTCTAATGCGTTTTTAGCCATGCGGCGCTTGGGGTTATACGATGAAGCCACGCTGCTAGAGTTGGAGATTAAGACGCTGCGTAACGAGATTGAGTATTTGCTGAACCGTTGAGGGATCGACTAACTGGCAAGTCACCAGACTTTGACTCTGGCAATGGTAGTTCGACCCTACCTCCCTCAGCCATCCCCCTCGGGCGGCCACTTAAACGAGCGGGTTTGCAAGAAATAGCGACCTTCGCACTTGCAGACCCCCTTTAAGTAATCTTTCACTTCGGGATGCGAGCAGTAATACCCCTCGCCGTTGGCAGGACAAAAAAACACGCACAACTGGCACGGATCAAACCGCTGCCAATCTACCGATTCCGCATCCATGTCAGGTATTCCGCGCCTTCTTTTGGTTCCCACCAAACTTTGATTAGGTCTGGATGGTCGGGCGGCAAGTCTGGGTTAATCGTGGTCAAGGCGCAAGGCGACAAGCAGTTATCGCGGAACCCACGCTCCTTGGCGTAGCGGTCATAAATCTTGTACGACGCCACTTTCATCGTGTGCATCGTTATGCCAGATATTGCATCTTTTAAAACGCTGTAGGCCGATTCGTGTTTATGGCCTGCGACATAAAGGTGATCGCGTGTCCCCATCAGGGCGGCTTTCATGGGGCCGTGGGCAGGGTTCCAAATAGATGAACCAACGTGATCGTGGCGGGCGTTGACCCTAACCTCTGCGCCGTTAGGGAACCGCAACGCAATGCGAGCTTCTGACCCTCGGTACAGCGAGTTGTTGTATTTAGCGATCCATTTAAGCGGGTCACCCGCGCCTGACCACAAGTCATGGTTTCCGGCAATCATGTAAAGCCACCGGCAGCGGTTTACAAACCACTCAGCCAACCGCCATGCCTGTGCGGCAGAGGTCGCCTGATCGCCGTAAAGCCTTGCTAAACGTCCGACCCAGTTGTTCGTGGTATCCCCCACCGAGCAGGCAAACAGCCCCTCTGTGGCGTTTACGAGGGCGGTGTGGCGTTCAATAGCCTCAATGTCGCAGCCATCGTCGTCAACGTGCGGGTCACCAAAATGTAGTAGGCCGATTGGGCCTGCAATTTTGATGCGTATGGGGATGAGCTTGGAGGCTTCTTCGTGTTCCCGCTTGTGCAAGAACTTGCGCTTGCGCTGCTCTATCAGTTCCTCAATTGGAACGTCGTCATTGGGGAGCGGGGTAAATTCAAACTCATCCCGAACTACGTTTGGGGTGTGCTGGTAGGTCGATCCGGGGACGTTTATACCCTTGCCGTGCATATCCTGTATGCGATTCAGCAAGGTTCTGATATTAATTCCGAGCTTTTGTGCTGCTACCGACCTAACGCCTTTTGAGTCTTGTAAGGCTTGCAATATTTGTTCGTCAGTCGCCTTCTTTACGGTCACGTTTAGCCTTCCTCTTAACCGTGATCCCGAGTTCCTCTCGGCGTTTCGCGGTAACTTCTGGGGCTAACTCGGCTCTCCACTCCAAATGTCCGTCAACCAGTCTGTACTCTTCTTTGTGCGTTAGCGCACAGTCGCAGCACTCGGTATAGGTATAGCCCTTCACCCTATACCAAGAGCCTTCGTTCATCTGCACAACGGGGATTTTCTTTGGCATATCAACCCCTCAAATACAATCTTTGCTCATCTCGCCTACGATTTACAAGTCCTTTCAATACCTTACCACCGGCTTTTGACCATTTCATGAACTCGTCAGCAGCAGCGTCAAACTCACCGCGGTTGTGCTTCATGCGAAGCCCAGACCTTTGAAGATTGCCCAAGCCCACGTTGAAAGCGAATGAAACGAGTGCGTCGAACCGGCCTTGATGATTAACAGCAGAAGGGCAAAGTCGGGCCACGCCGCGCTCAAACCGCGCAAGGTCTTGAGCAAGGATAGCGTCCACCTCGTCCATCGTGAGGCTGCGATCCCACCCCTCGGGTATCGGTAAATCCCGTCGTTCTGCAAACGGCACCTTGGCGTGGTTAGGATCAATAACGTGGCCGACCCCGACCGTCCATAGCAGGGCCGGACACCGATAAGGGCGCATCCTTACGCCCTCGTGATGACAAATCATGTGGATCGCGGCAGGACTAACCTTCACTTTTTGCCAAAAGCCTGCGTACCAAACCAGAAAGCAATGATGCTGCTCAAAATCAGCATTTCGTCGTCAGAGAAAACTTCAGCCATTGCAGCAGCAAACGGCACACCCGTGTTGTAGGCATACCAGACGCCTGCAATGTTGATAGCGACCAGTTCCAACACAAAGATGTATGTCACAACCGGGCGCACCGAGGCGCGAAGGTTAATCATCCATTGGCTTGCGCCTTTGCCGATCTCAATGTCGTGCTGGTACAGGGCTTGGCGTTCCTCGCCTGCCGTCTGCGTTTGGATTTGCTCTAGCTTAATTTCCTCAACCCGTGCTTGCGCGATAAACCCCCGCTCTGCGAGGGCTAATTCACGCTCCTTTTGGGCGGCGACAAGGGCAAGCTCATGCTTTTTGTCTTGGCGGTCTTGGAAGATTTGCAGAATCTTGGGCAACCCACCGGCAAGGAACGACAAGAACGTGCTAACCATCGTCATCATTTGGAAGCCCTCACAACGTCGTCGCCCTTAGTAACGGTGACATGATCGCCTTCCACATCAACTCGCATTGGCAATTCCTTGCGGTCGAGCTTGTCTAGTTTGGCAATAAGTTCCTTAATAACCGCAAACTCGGGCTTTTCTTCCTTTTCCGTAGCCCCGGCAATGCCGTTGAGCATAGAGATAAGAGCGGTTAGCGACGCACCAAGCAGCCCCATCACGGCAGCAATCTTGTCGCTGTCCAAAACAAGGCTAGAGGCCACGCCAATTACCACAATAACGGTGATGTATTTAAGGCCGTCCTTGCCAATAGCCTTGCCTGCAACGTCTTTAGCGCTGCTCTGCGCCTCTAGTCGCTGCAATTCGGCATGGGCTTGTTCGCGCAATAGCTGGATTTCGTCGGTCATTTCCACAACCAATCAACAATCTTGACGAAAAGGCCGCCCATAACTGCCGCAAACCCGCCCACAGCCATCAACGTGCGCCAGCCGCCCTTTGCCTCGGCAAGCATCAGCTTGATTTCGTGTACGTCCTTTTTCATTTCGGCCATGTCTGCTTGCAAGGTTTCAATTTGCGCGTCATGACGGCCAATGTCCCGTGCCATTTCCATGTTCTACCTCCTACGGACGCTCGTCAGATTGAACAGGAGCGGTCAAGATTTCGGTTTCGCGCTCTGCTGTCAGCAGGCCTTTTGACACCATCATGTTAAGGCCGGACTTGGTGCGCGGATCGTCTAAATTGACTTGGTTGACGATGTTAAACGTCTCTACCCATGCAGCCACCGAAACGTCGGTTTTGGCGGCAGTCAGGATGCCAACGTATTCCGCATCGGTTAGGCGATAACGAAGCGCCAGTTTGGTGACGATGCGAGGCGTGGTGACAGGTTCTGGCCCAACAAGGCGGTAATGCCCCGGATAATGCGCCTCCACAAACGCCTCATCCGCAATGATCGTGTTAACGACTTGGCCCGAATCGTTGAGTATTTCGTAAATCATTTTAGGTTCCTAAAAATTGGAATACGACAGCGCCCGTGCCGCCCGCGCCGCTGGTGATGCCATAGCCTTCCCAGTTCGTTACAACAGCGCCGCCCCCGCCGCCGCCGTAAGAACCGCCTGCACCACCGGCAAACGTACCGTCATACGTTGAACAGCCGCCGCCGCCAGCAAAAAGGCCACCAGCGCCGGGGCTTCCCGAGGATGTGTTGCTTGCAGACGCCGCACCAACGCCGCCGAGGCCGCCCGTGCCAGTACCGTCAGAACCGCCCTCTAACGCTGCACCAAAAAACGCCAATGTGCCGAGGCCGATTGCAGACAATCCGTTTGTTTGAGCGTTAGTGTTATCAGGAGCTGCGCCGCCCGATCCACCGCCGCCTGTACGTCGAGATGAATCGGTTAGGTTTCCACCGCCGCCGCCAACACCAGCGCCGCCTGTTCCCTTATAAATGGAAAAGTCGGTGGAAATATCGCCGCCGTCAAAACCTGTGGCTCCATATACGCCAACAGAACCACCACCCGTGGCTAACCCATATCGGTTGTGAGCAGAGGAGGCCGTGTCACCACCAGCGCCGCCAGTAATGTTCAAATCACCGCCAGTTGCTGTGCCGCCTGTACCGCCAGAAACCGCGCTTGTGCTAGCAGAAGCTTGACCAGCACCGCCACCGTTAGCGGTCATCGTAGTAAAGCCAGTTCCGGTAATGCTTGAGTTACCGCCCGCGTTGCCGTTAGTCGCAGTTTCCACGTTTACTGCAATAGCAACCGCAGCGCCGCCCGCGCCAACGGTAACGGTTAACGAAGTGCTTGCCGCAAGGTACTGCCGCCGATAGCAAAGACCGCCCGCACCACCACCCGTTGCACGGCGAGCCGTCGTTTCGCTAGGAGCGGTGTATCCACCTGACGCAGCACCGCCCGATCCACCGCCGCCGATAGCAATGACGTTGTACCAACCAGATGCCGGAACAACAAACGTGCCGGATGTTCTAAAGACTCTGGAGTTACTCGGGAAATTATTGCCGCCAGTAACGAATTGCGTAAAAACACTCATGTCAGAACCCATCCTCTGGTTGAATCGGCATAACGTAACTGCACCGCCGCGTAAGCCGCATTAAGTGTCATATCTTCCGCGAGCGATTGTATATTTTGCGAGTTACGAGCAACCACGTTTGTTGTGAGCGAGTTCGCAACAGTAATATATACCGTGTCGCCTGCTGACGGGCTTGCGGGCAACGTAACGGTAGTTGCAGATGCGTTAGTCAAAACGTACTGATTACCGGCTACGGCAGTTTGCGTGGTTCCGCTAACAATGTTCATCACCGGCAAACCAGCGGCAGCAATCGTAATTGATCCCGCACCATTGGTGATGGTAACTCCGGTGCCTGCCGTCAAAGTTGCTTTGGTCAGCGTGTTGCCGGTCGTGTTACCGATCAGCAACTGGCCGTTGGTGTAGCTTGTTTGCCCCGTACCGCCATTTGCAACGGGCAATGTCCCGTTAAACGTATTTGGGCTAATCATCTGGAATCGAGTGCCGTCATATACAACGACAACGATTTCTCCAGATGCAATGTCTCCAGCCACTAACGCCGTTGATCCGTCGCGGGTAACGGCTTTGGCACCAAGGCTGTTGATGTTGAGCGTGACAGCGCCGGTATTGGTTCCTGCGGCCACGAAATAGAACATCTGACCGGCAGCGTAGGCCGTAATGGCGGGCGTTAAAGCGCCTGTAATCGTGTCTGCGCCGCTGATACCGCCGATTAGCTTGGCTGCCGTGCTTTGCGCTTGGGCAAACGTAGCGGCGTCCGTGGCGTCTACGGCAGAACCCAACCCGGTGATGCGGTTGCTGCCCATCGGGATGTTGGCCGTGGGCGTCGTTTGACCGTCTTTGGTGATACAGGTGGAAAGACCCGTGGCAAGGTCAGCGGTCAGGGCGTTAAAGGCCGTGCTGCTAATGACGGTGCCTGATACGACAGGCTGCCCCGCCGTATTGATGAGGAATGTACCGGAACCGTTAAAACTCATTGCCCGCTCCTTTAGCGATTTTGATAAATCGACGTAGTGGCCGCACCACCCGCGCCGCCGATTGCTGCCGCTCGTTGCGCTCGTTGCTCGTTAAGCCGACGCACAACTTCCTCAAGGTCAAATACATCTTGTTGGGCTTGCGGGCCACGCTGCATTAGCGCTTTGGCAAGTTGATTGCGGGTTCGCTCTGGCATTTGAACGCGATTCAGCGCCCTAACTGCTTGAGTCGCCATTGTGACCGGAGAACCGCCTGTGGCAGCAAAATCCAAAGCTGGTTCAATGTCTAACTCACCCGCCTCAAACATTCTTGGCACACTTTGTGATCCGCGCCCAAATACATCTGCCTCTCGCATGATTCGCTCGGCATTGACGGTTTCATAAAACTTGGCAAACGCATCTGGAGAGCCAAACGCAATTTCTAGTTTCTCCCGTGGCACAAAGTTTTCCACAAGGTTCATCATTTCCGTTCTACCGGCAGATGAACCGCCAACCTTGTCACGAATAGCCTCAAACAGGCCAATTTGGAACGCTTCCTTTTCCGATTGCGTCATTGCATTGATGGTTTTACGCAACGAATCGCCAGATACATTGCGATTCAAAGCTGTTTTGCCAACCGTTGCGGCCTCAATCAATGCGCTTGGGCCTGCATATTCTTCCAACGCTTGCCCATAAAGAGAGTCTTTGGTCTTTGGATCAGTTGTTAATCGAACCAAGTCTGATTTTAAGCTGTCACGCAACTCAATAAGTGAACGGCCTAGCGGGCTATACTTACCCTCAACAGGATCGTAGTTTTTACCAATAAGCGTGTCCAAACCTTGCTTAATACGGTCAAGGTCAGAGACGTTAAACTCAAGCGAACTGACCTTATCAGGAGTCAATGACCAACCCGGCAAGCCTTTAGTTATACGCTCGTTTTCCGCGATGTCTTGCGCCACCTTGGTTGCGCCAAGGCGATTTGCCTGCTGCACAATTTGGGCTAACCGTCCTGACGGGTCAGTAACCTTTAATTGATAAGCTTGCGTGTAAAGCGGCGCGGCGTTAGTTGAGCGTTGCATTTGCAAATCTTCAACTGTTGAAGCAAGGCGCTTGCCGCCCGTTTGCAGCGCTTCTTGAGCAGATGACGCCATACGCTCGCCACGGCCAGCGCGGCGCGTTTGCACTTCTTCAACCAATTCAGTTCTAGCGCGACCCGGCATTGAAGATAACAAATCAGCCATTTTACGGGTGTTTTCGCCTACGTCGTACAAACGGCCCTCTGGGCCTAACTTCCTCATTTGGTCGTTTACATACGCCGCAAAGTCGGTGCCGTAGCTTTCTGGCGCATCCCGCATCAATGCTTGAGCCAATCGCTTTTGCGACTCGCTAATGGCGACATCCTCTGACATTCGCTCGCCCACGTTGCGAACGATAGGCCCAGCAATGTTAGTTACGGCAGATGCGCCAGCGCCGCCAGCACCGCCAAGCAAACCAGATGTCAAAATGTCTTTATAAAACTGTTCTGGCGTTTCGGCTTGAGAATAACCAGCGCCAGATATAACGCCTTCTGCCGCGCCTGTACCGCCAGCTTGCAAAATACGCGCTGCTGGGCTGATTTCTCGGGCCGTGCCGCGTGTGGTTGCGCGAACAGCCGCACGGGGCATAGACGCCAAACTAGCGGGAACGGCTCCAAGCACCTCCATACCAAACGCAGTTTTAGGGTTTTCTTCCTCAAATTGCGTCGTAGCGCCGCGCACCATTTGTTCGCCTTCCGGCCCCATAGCCTTTGGCGAAATACCAAATGACAGCACTTCAGCGGTTTTTAGCGCCGCTCTTGCCCAAGGCGGCATGGTGCGACCAACCTTAAAGCTCTCTGACTCTGCCTCGGGGATCGGCCCCTGTTCGTGAGTCATAGCCTTCATCTGCTGAAGTTCTGCGTAACGCTTTTGGTCACGCAAAAATTGCAGTCGTGCTTGCTCCTGTGGGGTAAGCGCCATTTATCGACCCCCCGGCGGGTTTTTCGTCTTCTGTTCTAACGCATCAAGTTCGCTTTGCAATTCTGGCGTCCAAGACGGCTTTCCTTGCGGCTTACCAGAGAGCGAAGAACCAATTTCAATAGGCTTCTGCAAAAAACTTGGCTCTAAGATAATGTTGTTGACGTCTAATTGCCGATTTCCCGCCAACGTAGAGATGTTGGCTGCTTTCTTGCGTACTCGGTTGGTTGCAGCTTCTTCAAACAGCCGCGCCAAGCCTGCAATTTGGGTAAGCGCTTCGCCCGTCAACGGCTCGCCCGTCTGAACCTTATTCAGCAAAGTTTGCGCTCTAGCAACCAATCCCTGACGAGAAACCAAACGGTCGTACTCGCCTTCACGCACCACGCTGCCCGGCTCAATAAACTTCATCAACAGCGTAACAAGTACGTCTTGCTGGATAGCGTTAGGCTTGCCGCCCGGCGGTACGCTTTGGAATATGGTTTTAACCTTGCCAATTTGGGATAGTTCATCCAAATCCGGCTTAATTGCGTTATCAAATTCGCGGCGTAAACGATCTTCGCCAGCGCTTCTAACGCGATCTCCAGCCAACGGATCAGGTGGCTTATAACCGGGGATGCTTTCCCATTTTCCAAGCGCGGCGTTCCATTGCAGATTGCCGTGCGTAGCAGGCGGTTTAGACGGTTCTTCCGGCGTTTTAAATCCAGTTTCTTTTTTGCCGCCAAGCTTGCCAAATTGAACTAAATTGCCATCGGCAGTTGCAGTTGGCGCGTAATACTCCTCGGCCTCTGCGGGCGTCATAGACCGCTCAAGGGCAGCAGCAAGCAACGGTGCGCGTTTCATCGCAGCCGTGCCAACCGGCGTCATTGCCATGCCCAGCACTTCGTCAGGCGATTTGCGGTACTGCGATTGACGCGTAACTTCGCCCAATTCGGTTTGCTCAGGAACCGCAGCAGCCTTAGCGGTAAACGGCGTGGCTTGCATACGCTCGTTGTATTGCGTGAGCGTTTCTTCCGGCTTCTTAGCCATCTGCTGCTCAAGCTCTTTATCCGGCTGATAGGTGTAGCCACCTTGCAACCGGCCAAGCATACGTCGGCCATATTCGCTTTCGGTTTGCTCGGCTTTGGTGGCTTCTTCCATCGCCTTTTTGCGCTGGCGGGCTGACATGAACGACTGCAATGCCGAGACAAGCGGCGCAGCGGCAGGGGTCGGGGCGTCTGATCCCGACAGCGGGCGGTACGCTTGCGCCTCAAGGGCTTCTGCCATCGCCTGACGACGGCGAGCTTCGGCGGCTTGACGCTCATACTCAGAAGGCATTGCAAAAGTTTGGACGTAATTAACTGGCATTTTCAAAATCCCCTCTGTAACTACCGCCTTGTGGGGTGGTCATGCCGGGTGACTTAGGCTTGGGTTGTCGGGTTAACGGAGTTTGCGGAAACGTGCGACCAAATTGCGGTTGCGCCGGAACCATCGTCATCGGGTTCGGCGTGTACTGCATATCTTGGGCGGGCGTAAAATTGTCCATGCTACCGCGTTGTTGAAGGGCGTTAGCCAGCTTCTGTTGGCGTGACATGGGGCCGCTAAAAGTTTGATATCGCCCGTTCATTATCGGCCTCCGAAGTAACCGCCAGCAGCGCCAGCAAGACCGCTTAACAAGCCAAGCTGTGCGTTATATGCACCGACTTGGTTGCTGTAATTGCGTTGGGCGAAGTCACCCGCCGCCTGCGTTGCGCCAAACACCGGAGCCGCAGCCACGTTGGCACCTTGGTAGCCTTGGAACTGCGGCATATTGACTTGGACGCCTGACATAAGCGCCGCAATCTCGTTAAGCGGCTGGTTACGCAGCGCAAGCTGTTGTTGCAACGACTGTTGCAGAGCCGTGTTGCCAAACTGTGCGTTTTGCAGGGCTTGGTTGTACTGCTGGAGTTGTGCGGCGTTGGCGAGTTGCTGCTGCTGGGCGGCAATGGCTTGATTCTGCGCCAATGCAGCGTTGCGAGCGGCTTGCGTATCCATCTGCTGACCAAACGCCTGACCCTGACCCGCCAACAACGCTTGGTAAGCGCGAAGGGCGGCATCTTGGTTTTGGGCAAGCGCTTGATTCTGCATCTGCTGTGCGCCTTGGAACTGCCCAAAGTTTTGCGCGATGGCGGCATTGCGAGCCGCTTGCGATTCCATGCCCATCCCGAATTGGGACTGCAACGCTTGGTTTCCGGCTTGTTGCGCGGTCATCTGCTGACCAAAGCTCTGCGCCAACGCGGCATTTCGAGCGGCTTGCGCGTCCATACCCATGCCAAATTGCGCTTGTAGCGCTTGGTTGCCAGCCTGTTGCGCTGCCATTTGCTGTGCGAAGTTTTGTGCAGCAGCCTGATTGGCAAACTGACCGGCTTGCACCCCAGCGCCAAACAACGCTTGTTGGGCGGCATTGCCAAACTCGCCTGCGGCTACGCGCTGGGCAAAGTCTTGCTGTTGGGCGGCGTTTTGCGATTGTTGTTGCGCCAAGGCCGTCTGGACGTTTTGTTGCAACGCTTGGTTGTAAACGTCGGTGCCTTGCACACCCATCCCAAACTGCCCAAGGGCAGCTTGATTGGCAAATTGCGCTGCGGCCTGCGCCTCGCTGAAGCCTTGCTGACGGGCGGCCATATCCAACTGCAAGCCTTGGAGGGCGGCCTGCTGAATCGCATCGTTCTCTTGCTGCTGCTGTTCGCGGATAGCGCGGTTGTAGGCTTCCGATCCTCTCGGGATGCCTTGGTTCGCTAACTGCGTTTCCAGCATTTGCCGCTGCTCTTGGATTTGCGGCAAGACCCTAGAAAGAATTGCCTGCTGTCCCGTGGTGCCAGCGGATACAGGCATGGCAGCCAATTGAGACGTATCAAAACCACGTTGAAGTCGCTCTGTGGGAACCTCACCGCGAGCAAAGCCAAACGCTGACAGATTCGGGGCATATTGGACATCAGCGACCCCAGACGTATCCAATGCGGTTTGCTGTCGCAGCGGGGCAACGTTGCCGCCAACCTCATATCGGTTGGCTTCAAATTGAGCGCGAAGCTCTGGCGGTATCATGCCCGCTTGGGCTTCGTAACGGTCAGCATCAAACTGGCTACGCAACTGCGGTGCGTTAAAACCACCTTCGGCAAGACCGAATAACCCACCGGCAGGGCCACCACCGGCCATGCCAAGCTGCGCCAAATTCGGGGCAGCGGTGTAATCAAACGCCCGTACATCGCCGGACGAACGGCCCATGCCCATTAGGTCGGGCGCGCCTTGAACTTGACCATACCCGCCAAGCTCGGTCTGCAAGTCGCGGAGGTTGGGGTTGAAACGCTTGCCGATAATGTCTTGCGCGGTTCCAAGGGCGGTTTCGCCAAGGCCAGAAAGCCCAAGCTCTACGCGCTGCTGGGCCTCTAAAATCTTCTGCTGTTCGGGCGACAGATACTGCTCAATGTAGGGCGTATCTTGGTCGGTCATCTTGGTAAATTGTTCGCGGGTCGGCGCGGTCGGCTTTGTTACACCGCCAACACGGCTTGCGCCACCGCCATAAAGCCCGTACATATCGCCGTCGCGGTCAATTGCGCCAGCGCCTTCAATCTGCTGCTGGTTAAACGCCTCAAGCTGCTTGTTGTAGTCCTCCATCGCCTTGTTGTAGCCAGTTTCGTCAAACACGGACTTGCCGAATGTGACTTTCTGGCCGCCATAAGGCGTGGAAATGTTCGGGTTGGAGATGCGAGCAGTTAGCCGCGCTGCATCCAGATTCGCCTGTCCCTGCGCTTGTGCCGCAGCGGCGTAATCAGGTGCTGGAGGTGGTTTCGGTGACTTTTTGCCCATAACGCCTTCCTAAGAACCGACACGACTCCCGTGTCATAGTTAAAAACACGATGTCCCCGGCGGTGTCGGCGTTATGGATACGCGCTTCCTCGGTGAACCCCATTTTACCCACTAATCGCAATGCTTTGCTATTCCCGCTTGACACGGGAGCGATAATTTTGTCAACCCCACAGACATTGAAGGGGTAATCGAATATGGCCGCTAGGTAGGCAGGGATCATGCGACCCTGTACCGCGATATGGCAGACGACGGAACGACCGTTCCAGTTCTCGTACACCACACCGGCCACCAAATCGCCATCTTTTCGCAATCCAAGGGCGTTGGAGCGAGCGTCGTGGTAGCCGCCCCCAGTTTGGGAGCAGACCCATTCGCCCACATCCATGCCGCTTTCTATATTCCAGCCCATCCGATTTGGAACACGATGTCTGTGGATGCCCATTGGAGTTGTAGGTTTTTGCTAGTGCTGCTCATTTGGATGCCAGCGCAGTAGCCAATACCCGTAACGCCTTGCCAGTTGTTGCTAATGATCGTGTCTTGACCCCATGTGCCGTCGTCCCATTTAGCGGTGTCCCAAAGGCCCGCCGTGGAGGGCGAATAAGACAGAGCCGCCGTAGAGGGTGCGAGGTCAAAGTCCACGTTGATGTCAATATTGACGGCTGGTTGCCCGTTGCTGAACAGGCTAGGCCGTGCGCGGGTAAAGTATTTCTTTACGCCACGCGAATCAAAGTAGTTAAACGCTTGTAGCGCCCGCCCATCAATGTTGTTGGTGCTGTCCACATAGCCCGTGGTGCCAATCGTCCAACACTTGCCGACAAATTGGTTGCCGCCAAAGTACGGGTCATCATTAAGGATGTTAAAGCAGTTAGCTGTCCACCCCGTAAACCGGCACCAAGCCTTTGTGATGTTGTTCATCACGAATTGTTCTTGGCTGCCCGTACTAACGGGGACGTTGACGATCAACGCATTGTTGTTTGCGTTGTAAATCATGCCCCAACCAAAGTTGTTCTTGTAATTCTGAGCGGCAGCAGCAAACGCGCCTTGAATCTTGTCTGACAACGCCACGTTGGGGTCAAGGCGGGACGATTGCAGCGCCGAGGCAAGCGGGAACAGCCCGTCAAGCGTCAACAACAGCAAATCGCCGCCGTACTTCATCATGCAACGCTTGGAGATAGGCGCACCCACCATCCAAACGCCGATCAACGCCCATGTGGAGGCGCTAGAGGGGTCGGTTCCGCGATAAACAATGACCTCGCCCTTGTCGGTGACAAAAACAAGGTTGTCGTCTACGCCGTAACCAGCGTCAATCGTCCATGTGCCAAGGGCAACTAACGTGCCGCCAAGCCTAGCAACGGCTGACAGGTCAATTTCCTGCGCCGCACCGCCCACCGCAAGGGTTGGCAGATACCATGCTTTTAGGGTGTCTTTTTGGATAAACCACACGCGGTTCTTAAACAGCGTGATATTGGAAAGCGTGGTAGTCGTAACGCCGGTAATGGCAGGCGTTGATGCGCCATCTAACGCTGTCCAAGTTGATCCGTTGTACAGCAGCGGCTTGTCGGTGCCGTTGACGGCCATTAAATAATTGCCGCCCGGCGTGGTTACGTTGATGTACTCCCACCGGCTGTTGGTTAGGCCGCTAACCGCCGCCGCACCCACAGCACCCGCCGAAGTTGCGTCGTAAACCTTGCCGTCAGAAACAGCAAACAGCTTATTGGTTGCCGCACCCGCATAACTAAATAGCGTCTCAACCTGACCCGGCAATCCCGTTGCATGACGAACATATCCACCACGCAAATTGACGTTAGAAACGCCCGGAAACAGGTTATCTAAAATGACCGCATCGGTCGGGGCCATGTTGGCGAGCGAATCGCGGGCGTTCCAACCCCCAATAGGAGCCGGAAGCGATGCGACGTTCGCCACCGCACGTTGTACGAAGCGACGTTGACGCAATCCGGCCATATTAGTTGCCCTCGGAGCCGTAACCGCTGTCTGGGATGTTGTCGTAGCCGATCAGCACCGTACCCGGTCGTGGCGCAAACGACAGGTTTGCAGACGCCGTGTCTTGTGCAATGGCCGTTTCAAGCTCTTGCAGATAATCACGGTAGATGGCCGTGGTATCAAAGCCCTTGGCCTCAAAATACTTGAGCTTGGTGGACAGCACCATCACCCGATCCGGGTAGATGCAGGTGTCCGAGTCGGCGGTAAAGCTAGTTTTAGGGGTGCCGTTAGCAGCATTGGCCCACCCGTTGCTGCGGTACTCAAAGCCGAGCAACTCGCCCGCGTTCATACCCGGCCAAATCTGGAAGAATTGACCGAGCAAACGCCATCGGATGCGCGGGCCGGTGCTGATATAGCCCGACAGCAGCCACTCCCATTGTTGCGCTGACTCAGGGCCGAGCATCTCCCAACGCTTGCTCTTGTCCCAATGGGTGCGGTTTACCGTGCTGTAGTAGTCAGCCGGAAGGTCGTATTTAACCTTCTGGAAAATGACTTCAGCGTTGCTCTGGTTAGAGGTCGGTTCGTAGTTCAGCGTAACTTGGCTCGCGCTGTCTACGCTTGTGATGTACGTCGCGTTGGGGATGCCATCGCCCTGCACTTGGTAGGCGGTAGACAGACCGGCAGTAGAAGGGATGCCCGTAATCGTATACGCGCTGTCCGTCCAAGTGCCGGTTGTCGATATAGCTTCCGTGTAGAACGTATGCTGCTTGGTCAGTTCGCGCCAATCAGCACGACGCATCAACTCGTAGCCAGACGCGTTCATCAGCGCCAAGATTTGAATAACATCTTGGTTGCTGTTGCCCGCTACCGTGGCCGGTGTAGCAACGCCCAGTTCGTTCGTGACTTGCTGGACGAGTTGAAGCATCGTGGTCGTAGACATACGTTATCCCTCTGCGGCTATTTCCTTCGGCGGTCTGCCACGGCGCGGCTGCGAGCTAATAAACTCTGCCATCTGCGCTTGTAGTTCCGCTAACTGCTTTTTCGTTTCTTCCAATTCCGCGCTGCTGTCCATGCGGTTTTTACGGTTGAGGTACTGGCGGGCGCGTTCACGCAAACCCACGCCACCCATGCCGATACGTTGTAATTGCGCGTCAGATGCCAAGGCCAACTGTTCAACTGTGATGAACTTGAGGATGGCAAGTTCCGCAATCTGGTCACGGTTAATTTCCTCTGGAGCAGCTTTGTGCCACTCTGAGATAGGCGTTCCAATTTGCGACGCTGCGCCTTCGCTTTGCTGCATTTGGTAGTAAAGCCATTGACGCGGGAATCGTTCCTTGTGATCGTCTCGGGCAGGCTGGTCAATAATGTTCGTCTTATCGCCGGGAGCCATGATCCGAACGTAGATCTTGCCTTCGTTAGCACCGTTGTCCTTGGTGTAGAACTCAACGTGCAACTGAGCGTCAGCATTTGAAACATCGCTATCTAATGGCATTTTCCTTGCTCCTGTGGGGATTGGGGTTATAGGTTATTGACTTGGGTCAAAGTACAAATAACCGAGGGGATCGCAGGCCACACGCTTGTAGCGCTAGCTGCGAGAATTCTAACGCTTGTATCGTCCGTCGCCCACATCAACTCAACGTAGTGAGTGGGTTCAAGTTGGATAATAAAGTTCCAAGCGGCAACGGTACGCGCCGCCGTGCCTTGGATGGCGATGGTAGTGGCTGTGTTGTCAACATTGGTGCCGTTTTTACGCAACCAGATGTAAATATTGCCTGCGCCGCCCGAGGTCTTATCTAACTGTGCCGAAAACTGCACGTTGTAGACGCCTTGGAAATCCACAACAAGCCGAGAGGACGGCGAACCGATAGATATGCCGTTACT